ACACGTAAGGAGTCGTCGGCAGCGTCAGATGTGTATAAGAGACAGATATATAACCCCACCGCATGGGAGCCGCCTAGTTGCCTTGCCTAGTCACCCTCGCGCGGAGAAAACACACACGCCCGCGCGTTACCCCCATTGGGGGGCTTTGCTGGCCGACTTACTAGCGTAAGGACTTCACATTTTTGTGTCAGAATTTATAAGCCCCGCGTAAGGCGCTGGAAAGGCCCTCCGAGGAGCCTTAGGTGTACTCACACCTGAGGGGAGTCGGAGGGGTCTTCCTGGGCCTTCCAGGGGCCTCTCAGACGCATCTCATCAAAGAAGCCATTACCGGTCTCCGAATACACCGGAGGAACAACACCAGAAGGACCAACGTCAAGGTCTTTAAGTGCCTCAAACACTGCTTGGGTCGTTTTGATGTTGAGATACTGCTCTTCAAGAGACACAAGAAAACCCAACCAAAGAAACCGAAGCCACTTTGGAAGGGTCTTGCTGAGCTTATAGAGTTCCTTAAAACTGGTCGTTTTTAGTGATGCGTACATCAGACTTTGGATACGGAGGAACTGGTTTCCGATAGAGCCGATTCATTGCTTCTTCATAGAAGACCGAATCTGTCTTACCCGAAGCTTCAAGAGTGGTCTTAACATTAAGCCACTTTTGGTACTCCTCATAGGTCATTTCTTCCATTCAAGTGCCCTCGCAATGATTGGTAGTTGTTGAATAAAGATTTGCTTAGCAGCATCAGCGATCTGTTGGTGTTCTAGCTGCGTACCATTAGCCGTTCGTAACTGGATGTAATGAATCCAAGAACGAAGCGTCCCATTCATATAAAGCCTTGTCGGAGCATTAAGAGGAAGCACTGCCCTAGCGCATTCTTTAGCCACACCAGACGACACCATCTCATGATAGAGGTCTTCTGCTTCTGCATAATGAGAAGAAATACGGCGATAGAACGCTTGGGTTTGTTCTGGAGTCAGATCATCAAGTGAGTTCTGCCTGTTCTTAGTGTCTTGACGACGCAGATGAGGAAGATCAATACCCCCTAGCTCATCCATACGGGCATACCGCTGGGAAAACTCCTGAAAGGAAAACGAACGATGCCTAAGGACTTGAGCTGAGATAGATCGGGTGGTGTTGATTTCTAGAACCATATTAGCCATCTCAAAGATAGACCAATGACCGTGTTTAATACAATAACCAAGAAGCTTATCCACTGTCTGGTGGTTCTCTTGGTTAGCCGGGTTAGAGACCCTAGCACAATAGGCAATGATTTCTTCTGCGTCTTGGCTAAGGGAAACAAGACGAACAAGCTGAGACATTGGGTTGGGGTTGGTAAGGGGGGTGTGGATTGGTAATAAGTAGTAATAATAGACTAAATAATAGAAATAATAGAAACAACAGTAATAGCTATTCTATAGTCTGCTTTTGTTTCTTTTCTATTGTGTCTGTGACAAACGGAACCCACCCTTCGGGTGTCTTCCTGATTTTGTCTTTGTTTTCCTGGTTTGTCTATCAAAAGCTAACGCTCCGGGGCTTCGCCCCTACGCTAACTATACTCTTTGTGTCTTTATTGATTTTGTCTTTTTCTTCTTCTTGTGTCGTTCCCAACTCCCCCCTTTATCCCCCCTCTTCCCATTACCGCTCAAGAAGGCTCGCGCTGAGGCGTTTACAAAATTTGGTCTTTAATTGTGCTTTTTTTTTGGGAGGATGTTTGGGGAAAGCGGGTCGAAAATAAGTGGAACGTGTCGGATGGGGGGGCGAAGGGGGACGAGTATTAGGGAATTCGGTCCCCCCTCTAATTACCGCTGTTCCACACCGAGAGACACCACTCTCCCGGTTCTACGGAGCACCTTTTTTTAAATCCAGTGGTGGACTGCGTTTTCGCCCAAACCGACGCCCTCAAAGTTTTGGCCGGTAACAAGGCGATCTGTGGCCTCCTGAGGGTGGTTAATAAAAGCTGTTAGCATCTTGTTCCAGTCCTCTCTCTTAGCCGCGATGGCGGCCTCTTTTGCGGAAATGGCAAGGATGTCTTGGAAGTATTTAATGCCAAGAGCAAGGGCGTCTACGCGGTCATCGTGCTTTACTGCGCCCTTTTCCCGACACATACGGGTAAGCTGGTACATCAGCATTCTTGGAAGCCGTTCTTCTGGGGCAAGGTCAGGGTTACTGCGGTAATCCCACTCAATAAGCCGTTGGTCAAGAACAAGACGATGCTGGTTAAGGACGGGTTCCAATGTGTCGATGATCCGGTCTTCCTTTCGAGTGGTTGCTCGGACCTCTTCAAAGTCAATACCAACCTTCATCTCAATGGCGTGTCGCTTCATCAGCTCCATGACAGCACCATCACCAAAGTTAGATTCAATGACACACAGGGACGCCTTATACCGCTTTGCTCGTCTTAGGATCTCACAAAGAGTCGAATCAGAATATCCGTCTTGATTAGCAAAGATGTCTCTTACAAAGAGGTATCCGTTGATTTGCGAGATGACAACCGCAACCGTCTCATCCTTACCTCGGCCGCTGGGGTCCACACTAACAATAGTCTGCCCGTATGGGACAAATTCCGAAACAGTCTTAGGCCGGTGCCATCTATCCCCAGGGAGAGCGACAGCAGGAAGGTCAAGCTGAGTTTCTTTATCGGAGCCCCACACCAAGTCACTTGGACCCTTTTCCAAATCAAGCGGTAATACTGAAAAGTCGCTGAGCTTAAGAGGAAATTTAAGGGCGTCCGACAGACTTGTGTCAAGCATGAACTGGAGCATGAAGTTACTCCGGGACATACTTGTTTCCCGTTCCAAAAGGTTAATCTCGGAGAAGCGGGTATCTGTGGGTCTCCAAGAAAGGGCTTCGTGTCCGTCTCTTTCAATATCTTTTGCCAACTGCGGCGCAAGCACCTCGTCATATCCAGTTAGGTCTTTTGGATACCGTGCGGGCCAGACAAAAGGTCGATAGTTTCGTTCTCGTAGTGTGCGGTAAATAGTAAATGTGGTTTGGGGTGTACCGAGAAACACGATACGGCTATCTTTCTTTGGTGTAAGGACGGATTCGCCCTCAGTGACCAGTTGAAGCAGCTTTTCACGCATGAGGTCGGTAGCAGAGTTAGCGGGAACCTCAACGTCGTCGAATACGATAAGGTCGGCTCGACTACCAGTGATTTGCCCGGTGATGCCAACGCTTTTAACTGACGGAGCTTGTGCGGGTTTACAACCGGCAACATCAAATGAAACTCGGGACCACCGTTGATCATCATCCATAGGGCGTAGATGAGCCAACCAGTCGAACTCCAGAATGCACTTTTGACAGAAGATAGTGAAGTCATCAGCTCTTTGTTTAGACGCAGAAATAACAAGGATCTTCTTATCACGGTCGATCCATAGCGTCCACAGAACAAAGGCAGCAGCGATCCAGCTTTTTCCGAGTCCACGAAACGCTTGGATCTGTAGTCGTTTTGGTCCACCTTGAAGATACTGAGCAATAGCTATTTGTGCTCTTGTTGGAGGAGGCAGGTCTAGCGACTTCCATACAAGAGAAAGAAAAAGAGGAAAGGAATCCGTAAGTCGTTGTTCTACGGTCCTAGAAGGGGCTTCTACGTTGGTCATAAGGGAAACATACGGAAAAAGGGGCGGAGGCCCGTTAAAGAGCCTCCTAGGTGCCACTCAGCGTGTCTTACGCTTCTTTCTCTTTCGAGCAGAAGAAAGGGACGCAGCAACGGCTTGTTTTTGTGGATACCCCTCTTTCATCATCTTGCGGATGTTTTGGGCTACCGTTTTACGAGAGCTGCCTTTTTTCAGGGGCATAATTACTTCATTTCTGTGGTATATTTCTTACCACGCCAGGTAAAGGTCTTAGCTCCAGACTTCCGAGCAGTACGGAAGGCATCGTTAAAGGACTTCTTGTTAAAGGAACTCTGAGTGGTCTTAGGTGCAGCAGGGCCTTGCTTTTGAGGCATGGCTTTAGCACCGTACTTTTTCTTGGCTTCACTTAGAGTGCCAGTTGCGGTGTTGTCGGCCTTAATGCCCTCATAGAAAGTAGCGCCACGACCAGCCAGTTTGCTTGCAGCACCAAGAAGACGCTTGGCTCCAGACACTGCTAGTTTGCGAGCCATACGGCGATTAGCAGCCACAGCCCCACGACGAGCAACAGCCTTCCTTACTTCTGCCTTACCACGAGCCTGAGCAGCCCGGACCTGACCAGAATCACCAGGAACACGCAGCTTCTTAGCGCCCTCTTTGATGCTAGGCTTAGCCGCCTTTGCCAGCTCTGCTTTGCGAACAAGAGGACGACCAGATGCAGCCTTACGCTTTTGAGCGGCCTTACGGACCAGCTTTTGCATCGTAGGCTTCTTGAGGTTAGTCATGCCACCCCGAGCCTTTGCTTGGCTAGCAGCACGCTTAGCACGTTGAGCTGCCAGCTTTTGCCGCTGGCTGGTTAGCATTGATGGTTTCTTTTTAGGTGCCATCTATCTTATCCTCAGCGAGAAGCTTTGCCGAAGCCAGTGCCATCAACAGCACCTGCCGCATAGACAGCAGTATTGATCAGGGCAACCAGCTCAGCCACGGTATAAGAGGCGTCGGGGGTGTTAACAGTAGTGTCGCTACGATGGGTGTAGCTTTCAACAGCAGAAGGGGTATTGGTGAAGTTACCGTAAGCGGCTCCACCAGCAGGATTAGTAGCCATTTTTCAAAAACAAATAAAGTGTTATCAGGTGGTAGTCCACGAAAGGACTTTGGAAAAATTGTCAAGAGAAAAAGTGTCTTGACCAACCCACCAGCTAAGCCAGTGGGAAGAGCCTTTACTTTGATTACACGAAAGGCAAGCACATACAACGTTATTGGTGGTATCGTGTCCTCCTTTTGCTTTTGGGTGAATGTGATCAAGAGTCAGGTTGTCGTCAGCTCCGCAATAAACACACCGGTTACCCCAGTGTTCTTTAATCGCTGCTCGCCACATTCGCTTTGCATCGGAGGAAGTCATGGCCTTAAGGTGAAAAAGGTAGGCAGAAGGATCTTTGAGAGGCATTGGTGCCTACTGCGGTGGTTTACTTCTTCTTTTTCTTGGGAAAGCCTGCTTTCATGTTGGCGTAGGCTTTCGAAGAAACGGTGGAGTTCTTCTTAGTGCGGGACGTACCCGCTTTTTTCCTCTTATTGATGTTGCAATAGAGGCCACACTTTTTCTTTGGCATTATTACTTTTTGGTGGATTTACCATTGTGGCCGTTTCGTGCGCGGTTCTTAGAGCGTGACTCAAGAACCATTTTCCCCTTGCGCGTGTGGGAAAGGTCGGGGCCTCCCTTCCCAGCGATTCCACGCCGTCTACGCTCAGACCAACGCTCTTCAGAAGCTTTTTTCACGGTTGGCTTCTTGTTTAGTTTGCGTTGATATGCTGCCTTTTTACGGGCTGCTTCTGGGTTCTTGGCGTAGTACTTTGCTGATTTACGCATCAGAAGATGACCTGTTCTACGTCTTCAAGTTCAATCTCAGGCAGGGTAGCAAACAGCTCTGCAAGAGGAGAACCAGAGACGGGAAGGCCAGTAATGTTATTTTTTGCAAGCCAATCCGCAGCCGCCTTAATGTCTTGGGTGGTGGCTACGCCTGACTTGATTCGTTGGATAAGTTCAATAGTAACAAGCCCGTGAAGCTCGTTAAACATATCCTCAGATGCTCGTTGTTTAGTCATGGCTTCTCATGAGAATACGATCTAGCTTTTCATCAAGGCGATTCATGCCCGCATCAATCTTCGTAAGGGCACGTTCAAAGTCAGCCTTAGCAACGTAGTTACTAACAATCTTAACTTCAAAGTTATCAATACGATTGTCCATAGCATTGATACGCTCATGGACGCGATTGATTCGGGAATGAATGCGATTGACAAAAGCAGCGATACCGGTGGCAACTGCTACTGTTGCTGAGACAACAATCTCAGTCACCTTAACCTAGCCAAATAGCGTCAGTAGACGGGAAGATAGCAGCGCGATGCCACATGCCAGTTGCATCATCAATGTCCACCCCATAAAAAGCAGGGCGATCATTAGCAGGAGTGCCGGGGTCTACAATAGCAGGATAAAGGCGACCCTCTCCGCAAAACTCAAAAATGCTTTCGTTAGAGGCATGTTGCCAAAGAAGGCGACGATGTTCGATGCCTTGGGCGTCAGTAAAGCCCGCAGCAAAGTCATCGTAAGCAAAAGCGGAGATGTCAGGAAAATCGCCGTTGTGATAAGGAGATTGTGCCATTAGTCGTACTGATTCATCAGGTTAATTAGTTTTTGTGGGTACAACGGATCGGTAGCATAGCCTTCTTTCTTAAGAAGATAGGCGCAATCTTCCCGCGACTCAGCACGGTTAACACCCTTATATCCTTTGTAATCCTTGTACCACTGCCGAACAAGGTGTTCTACGCAGTCGTAGGGGGTTGCAAAGTCCTTAAAGGTGGCTTTAATGGTCACTGGACCGTTTCCATAGTCCTCCCAAGTGGTCTTAAGAGTGCCAGGAGTTCCTTTAATACCAAAGAAGTTGTTCTTTCCCGACAATGCGGTGCCAAAAGCACTCTCAAGAGCCCATTGAGCAGCAACTACCTCAGGAAATTTAGCTCCAGCAACCTTAGCGGCGGCTTCAATACCATCCCAGGTGTTATTAAAGGTGGTACTTGGCTCCAGGGGGGCGGGCTCTCGCCACGCTTTGACCCATTCCTGGTCCTCAGAAAGGCCCTCAGGCCCCAGAAGACGTTCTAGGGCAACAAGGGCGCGGTTCTGATTAGGTAACCCCTGGTAATACTTAATTACATCACGGAGTTTAATGGTCATTGTTTTGGAAACAGTCCGTTCTCAATAAATTCGACAGCCTTATCGTCGATAGTGTTGTCCGTAGATTCGGAAAGCTTACGGAGAAGATCAATAATAAGACGCTTCACTTGGGTAGAACCCAGGAAGGTGAAGAGGATCGGACGGATTAGGGTAATCATTGTTTTTAAAAGGTAAGGGGTTTACCAGGGGACACCAGAAGTTTTAGTAGGTGCCAGTTTTTCGTCAATCTGGGCATCCAAAGTTGCATCAATCTCGGTGACTTTTTCATCACCACCAAGCGCTTCTTTAACCCAACCAATTACGGTGGGTTCGTCAAGGTTAGGATACGGAACCATTGAAGCAGGATCAGGTGCTTCCAGTCCAACAGAACCGTAGGCACCTGCTTGTTCGCCTTCTTTGTAGCGAGTTACAGTATAATGAACAGTAAACACAACGCCATCAGAAACGTTGCGTTCCATGTTTGCGATCTTCCAAACAGTGAAGGGGAAGTCGATTCCAGGGGTAGGCATAAATACGCGTAATTAAATAACAGGAATGTCGTATTCCTGAGTGGTATTAGCGTAGTGTTTCCAAATCACATCAGCTGTATTACCAGCCCAGGAAGCTACTTGTGCAATTGGAATACCAGCTTCAATCCAACGGCTGATTGCCGTATGACGCAGATCATAGGGACGATAAACATTAGACACAAGATCTGCTGCTTTTAATTGAAGCATCTTTTTGCGAAAGTAGCTTTGAAATGCCAAGCGGTCCCAAGGAAAGATAAACTCGTCATCTTTGTCAAGGTTGGAAATGATCTCTTGGCATCTTTCGTTGAGTGGAACCCAACGTTTTTTATTTGTTTTTGTGCTATTTTTAAGACCATGAGTAAGGGTAAAGTTGCGATGAACAAGGATCTTATCATCCTTAATATCATCCCACATCAAGGCCCTTACTTCACCTGTTCTCATAGCGGTTTGCAACATGAACTCAGCGTAATGAGCCCATTTTGTTGTTTTGTAGGTGCGTTTTGCTTCAAGGGCAACCATGACAAGGCCAACCTCTTTGCGAGGAATCACCACAACTTCCTCATCCTTCTGCGGTGCCTTAGGCATACGGAAGGTAAGAATGGGATTCTTATCAATAAGACGAATGTCCTCTTGACTTGCCCATCGGTAAAGAGCTTTCAGATACATAGCTACCCGACGAGCCGATTGTGTTGGCTGTTGTTGGAGTAACCAAGTCAGGATTTTACGTCCATCAGTATCAAAATCTTGGTGCGGACACCGAGAAAGCCACTTTTTTGCTTGTGCGTAGTCAGACGTAAGACTCGTGGCTGCAAGCGAAATTGAACGCTCATCGACGAATTGGTCCCAAGCGTTCATCAAGGTGAGGGTCATGACTAGGAGGTTTGAAGGGGATGCATGAATGATACACCCCCTAAACCAACCTGTCAAGCCCGCCTAGTGAGTAGGGCTAAAGGGTCTAGGCGATACCAGCATCCGTGAGACGCTGTTCTAGAACTTCAATCCGTTCCATTGCTTCCTGCAGCGCCTTCACTGCTTTCATGTAAAGCACCGAATAGTTGACGCTCTTGGTGACGGTGCCAAGGTCGTTGCCGTCTTCGTCGCGGTCGGGGGATTCGCTGACGAGGCCAGGGGAGACGAGTTCAGCTTCTTGGGCAACCAGGCCGATTTGGGTATGGGTCTGACCTTCTTTAAAGTTGTAGTTGCGAACTTGGAGAGCTTTCAGGTCATCCCATTGGGAGTTGGCATCAACAATGTTTTCCTTCAGTTTGATGTCGGAGATAGCGCCGTAGGAGTTGTTGGTGTTTAGTACGTTCCCGTTAGTCCTGACAATAAAGCTAAGTGTTCCATTTTGTGTGGTTGTGGCTGTATGCAAACCGGTTATGAGATTTACAGTTGTTCCGGCGGCATTGCTGTTTCTGATAGTAAGCGTGTTTGAGCCGCTTGAAGAAAAGGTGTCAATCAATCCACCGTTGTTAATCCTCATCCGCTCCGTCGGAGAAGACGCGCCATCCGCAGTAGTGGAGAACACTAGGCGAGAGGGGTAACTAGAACCGCCAGTCCAAGTGCCATCTACTTGTCCCTTGATCTGTACGCCATTGCGGAAAGCAGTTCCATCACTTCCTCGAAAGTTAATTGAACCGAGATTATCATTGTTGCTAAGGATTCCGTGATCACCTAAAGACCCACGGCTGTGTCCCAGTGTTATATCACATTGTCCCGCATTGTTTGAGTAACGATAAACGCCTATGTTTTCACCTACAGTATTTGCAGCTTGGATCTGTTGACCGCCAACATTCGAAGACGTGCCAACTAACAG